CGTCAGTTTTTCTGCCTAGTGCATAAGCTGCGGACTGAGCTACAACTTGTCGTTCATCAATGTTAACCTTTAGTTCGTCAAGTTTGTCAACGTAATCTGCTGCATAGTAATCCGTTAAAGTCGCACTCACAGCTGTGTGAGCTAGATCCATTGCAACTACTTCAGCATGTCTTGCTTTAGTATTTGCAGTACCTTTTGCAACTTTTTGGAACTTAACAGTCGATCCGCTAACTCCATTGACAGTTCTTACCAAGTTTTTTAGCTTTGAACCCATACGCTGATAAGCCATATGAACTTCTGCTTCGAACTGAGTAATAAAGGCGTTTGTTATTGAACTTGCCATTATATTATGTCCTTTTGTTAGTTGTTAAATAATCGATTGTCTTCAAAATGTTGATTAGTTATCCAACTAAGGGCTAACATTGACACTTCTCAGGTCTATAAATAGGAATAAAGTATTTAAAGATTAAATACCACGCACATTTATTGAGGTTTCTTTTCTAATTCAGCATTAGCTTTTTCTAAATCTTCTGTAGTATTTTCTAGTTTTTGAGTTGTTCTTTTTAAAGCTGAATCTTTAGCTTTACAATTGCTTTGCAATTCATCAATCTCATCTTTTAAGATGCGAATCTGATTTTTATACTCTTCGATAATTTCTTTGTAATCAGCTTTTGTTATCATTTATAACAGAGTTTGGAAAAGGATTCTTTATTTAGTTTTATCGAATGTCTTCTCATAGAGTGCAGTTACCCTTTTTACGTAAGCGTCATCTCTACGAGCAGAATCCCAATACCTAGGATCATTAAGCATGGACTTAAGATCGTCACCTGATGGTGCCACTTCCACAGCAGTTTGAGATGATGGCATAGTAGTATCTTTTTGAAGTTTCATAACTTCTTCCATTGCTTTTACTCCTTCAGCAGTTGTTACTACTTTGGAAATAGCACTGTAAGCATCCTGGGATAAATATTTTTTACTCCATAGATCAGTTGCTTCAAGTCTTGCTTTGCCATTATCTCCTAGTTTCTGTATTTCAACTTGGGGATTGGGTAAACTGTTAACAGCATTGTCAACAAATGCTTTTACTCCAGCATCATATTGGTCTTGTGATAATTTTACATCTTTGGCGGTTTTATCCCACCATTGAACTATTGGTAGATCTTTAGTAATTTTAAGATCAATTTCAGGAGAGATATCTGGAATATTTAATTTATATTCAGTCGGAGCATTTTTAAGTGATTCCGTTTCTATATCAGTCCTGATTTGTTTAGAAAGATCTTCAGTTCTTTGACCAAGTTTCTTTTCTAATGAATTGTAACTAGATGATAAGGATTCAATATTAACATTGCTACTGTCTTTATTCCAAAATTTATCTTGTACATATTCTGGTTTTACAACTTCTTCTTTTTTGACTTCTTCTTGATTGGTTTTTTCTTGATTACTTTCTTCCATCTTGTTCTCCTTTTTTAGCTCTTGTTTTAATAATAGCAACTAAAAATCTCATTCCCTCAATATGAAATAAAGCATTACTGCTTATATTAGCTCCTGCAACAGCTTCAGTAGTAATTGATTTAAGGTAAGTTAATACTGCCTGTCCATCTTTAGCTTGAAATACACTTGCAAAAAGTTTGTTAAGTTTTAATTCTTCTTCTTCAGAACGAACATAACCATCAATACTTTTTGTAGGTATCGGTTTCTTATCTCTTAAATTATCCCAACTCATGCTCTAGCCCTCGCTATTTTTTTAAATGTTTTGGCGAGATTATATCTTTTTGTGCCTGGTCTGCAAGTAGGACCTCCAAATTTACTACCAGTACATACTCCTTTTGTGCCTCTACTTTTAATCGATGCAGTTGCTTTTTGTATCCATTTTTTAGCCATTAAGGTCCTAGTGGTGGTGGACCTCCTGGAGCAGCTTGTTCCTGTTCCTGAGGTGCTGTAGCTAGTTTGCTAATCTGTTGTACAATTCGAGCTTGTTCATCAGGATCTCTAATTAATTTTTCAGGTAGATTCATTTTTTCAGCTAAGTATTTAGCTGTAGCATTTTGGTCCACAATAATATTAATCATTTGCGGTCCAAAGGTAGCAGCAATAATTTCATTAAACCGATTAACATCAGCAACATCTTGTAGATGCTGGGCTTGTGCTAATGGAGATCGAGCTACAATTTTAACTTCTCTGCCATCGACTTGAGGTATATTTATTCTACCTTGTTTAGTAAGGATTCTTATCACTCTTCTTAACAAAGGTTGAATAAATTCAGATTGAAGTCTTCCAAAGGAAGATCCAATTTGTCTTGAAAGATCTGCCATTCTTTCAGAAACTTCTGTTGCTGTCATAGGAGTTCCTTCAGGTCTTCCTAATGTTTCCATGTAAAGAGCTTTTTTAATATTAGCTCTCATATCTTGTAAAACTAATTGAGCTACATCAAAACTACCTGCTGCTCTAATAGGTTGAAGACCTCTACTGCCAGGAGCTATAGGAATAAGGGAACCAGGAACTAACGAAATGTTTTCAGGATTAATAACTCCATCATCTTCGAAAGTATATATTCCACTAACTGCCATCTGTGCATTTTCTAAAATTAATTCAATAGTTAGATTGCAGGTTTTAATTGCAGAAATTGCATTAAAAATTGGACCACGACCATAGACTTCGCCACTCGCTTTATTCCATCTAAAAACTAAATATGGATTAGATCCTGATCCTTCATAATATTCTTCTAATAGAATAGCTTTTGGATTTTCAATAAAGACACATAGCGTATGTTTTTCTACATTCTGATCGTCATAGGATTTATAAACTGTTTCAATAATATTTATTTTTTTATCATTTCTTCTCATATTTAAAATATCAGGGATATCTGCTTTAGGATAAAGAAGATTTATTTCAGAAGGTTTACATTGTCGGACTCTCCAAATGGTATCAATTCTTCCATCAGGACCAGAAGATAAATAAACTCTGGGTAAAGGAATTGCTGTAAATTTAACAGGACTAATAGCATCTCCTTCTTCTACAAGCATGACACCTGTACCAACTGCAAGATCCATAAATGCTTCATGGACTTCTTGATTGAAATTAGAACTCTGGATTACTTCAAAAACATAATTAGTAATAACGTCTAGCTCTAAATTGATTGTAGCTTTAGCTTCATCAGGAACTTCAGAACCAGCCTGGAAGTCAGCCCATCTAGCAAAGGTAGGAGTGATACCAGCCTGTAATCTAGATGCAAATTCTTGTACACCTACAACTGCAGTTTCATCAAATATTTTATCTGTTCGTTTATCTCCAGGGGATTCTTCATAGAATGATTCCCTATTGGGAAGACAATATTCATAAGCTTCTTCAAATTTAGCTTTCCAATGTTCTTTTAAATCTTGAGCTTCTTTGAATTTTTTAATTAAAGAATCGATCTTGCTTTTTGTTTCCATAGCAGCTCGATCTGCAACGTCAATATAAGCCATAATTAAGTTTCTTCGAAATAACCTCTACCACCAGGTCGACCAAATAAAGATCTAGATCCTATGAGTCCAGCAGATAAATGAAATTTTCTTTCCGTTCTTCTTTCGGAAGCAGCTCTCTTAGCTGATTCTTCTCTTGCTTTTTCTTCAGAAATTAAACGATCAAGTTCAGCATCTCTTTGCGGAGCTTCTGGTTTACCACCTGTTAAAGATCTAATTACACCACCCATTAATCTGATTCCTCTAGTTTCTTTTTAAATGCTTTATCTTCTATACTACAACAAGTATCTTCAAGTTCATCAAGTAATTCATTTTCTTTACTATGAATTTCTTTGATGTCATCGATTATCTGTGCGTGGGTTCTTTTTCCTTTTTTTGTCATTTGCTTTATAAAATGACTTATATCCAGACTTTATCAACGCACAATACAATTGATAAGGAGTGAAAATATACCATCTATAAAAACCTATTAATCTCATTATCCAGGTAACACAAGTCACATCTTTGATTCTAAAGTTATGCCATTGATATTTAACTGGACATCTTAATAATTTGAACCGATGAAAGAAAGCCATGAAATTATGAGCATCTTTATCGGATAAATGTTCCATCGATATACCCTGATGGGTAAATTCTAGATGTGTCCACAGATCTCTATGTGGATCATAACCTATGGCACCACAATGCTTAAAGTCCTTTTTTAAGAAGTGTAACCAATCATCTTTTTTATGATAGTCAGCTTCGTAAAAATAGACTAACCATTCCGTCTGAAGATATCCCATGTTCTTTTCTTTTTTTTATGTTTAGCAAATACATCCCAATTCCTTTTAGCCACAATAGGTTCGCCTGTTCTTTTCTTAGTAAGAAGAGCATGTCCTTCTCCTGCACCCATCATTAAATATTGCAGTGCATCATGGACGTGGGAGTACCTATTCTTAAAAGGTTTCTCGTCATAACGATCTCCTGATGTTTGTAATCTTCGATAATGATATCCACCATTAAATCCTTTCTTTAGATTAATGCAAGTAGGATTAACAAGGAATCCTGGTTTACCATCAAGTAGTCTAGTTAAAGCTCCATCTACCGCTTCAATTCTTAAAGCAGGATCATTAGATGGAGCTGGAATTGCCTTCAATCCTTTTTTACGCATAATTTGAAATGGAGTTCTTTCGTCTGTCTGAGATCTGAAATCTCCAGCAGGATCTCCATATATATTTACTTCATATCCTTTATAATACCGATTGATATCGGTTCGTAATAATTCTGAAAACCTTACTACTCCCATATCAAAACAAACAAGTTCAGCAAGGATATGCCACCGACCAGTAGCAAGTCTTTGTCCAAAGACCGCAGCAGGTGTTAAGCCAAAATCAATCCCAATATAGATAGGCTGATTAGAAACTAAGGGTAATAATTCATGAGCTAGATGTACATCTTCTTTGAAATTAGGATAAACAGGTTTGCCTTCTTCAATTGATCCTAGTTTATTTAAAACATAAACATCAATCCAGCCTTTGGTTTTTCCTCTGATAATATTGGTATAATATTTAGGAGTCAGGTTGCCTTTGTTCTCTGCCAGGACATTAGGTTCGTAATCTTGAAGTTCATTGCGTTCATTAAGAACAGGATTCATAGCAGAAGGTTGAGAATAAAAACTCCAGTTATCAGGCTTGACTAACATCAAAGACTGATCCTTACTGATATGGTCAGGTACTGGAACATCTCCAGCCATGATCGCCCACCAGTGATCTTCTTCAGGAGGATTGGTATCACAGATTACTCCGTACCAAGAAGCTCCACCATCTCTCATAGAAGGGAAACGACCAACCCTCATAGTACAAGCATCAATAATGCTTTTAGGAATTTCTCTAGCTTCATTAATCCAAACACCTGTAAGCTCAAGAGATAGAAGTTTTTTAACATCTTCAGGTCTATCAAGAGCTAGGAAAATAACTTCAAGCTCCATATCTCCTTTTCTAACTAAATGAGTATAAGGAACAGACCAATTGAAATCTCCCCACTCTCCTTCAGGAAACCAGTCAAGCCAGGTTTTAATTGTTGTAGTTCTTAATTGAGGATTGGTATTTCTGATCACAGCCCATCTGCTTCTTCTTAATCCTTGTTTGTTTTTTTGTTGATACAAAGATCTACGGAATATTTCTATGCAGCAACTTACAGATTTTCCTGATCCAACAGGTCCCCTGATTCCTCTAAAGAAGTCATCGGACTTCATAAATTGTTTAAGGACTTCACCACCAGGAAAGAGAAGGAGCATATGGACAGGGTTGCTGCTCTCGGCTGTTTCGTTTGCAAACGACCAGCGAATTTACATCACATTAGACCCAAGGGAACTGGAATCGGAAGACGTTCT